TCCGCCTAATTTTCTACGTATGGCAATGTATGTTGAATTATCTCGCCCTATGGGAGATGTATCTAGATGGGAAAAAATATTAAAACGCATTATATTATTAAATAAAAATTATCCACTTAAAGGCGAGTCTTGTGATAAGCAAGATTTTCAAAGAAAATATGAAGGAAAACAAGAGGACCAAAACAATATATATGAAATAACTAAAAATTCATTTATTAATCAAGGTTTAGTTTTTTTTGGAGGCTACGCATCAACCTTATATAGTAAATACATGCCACAAAAAGAAAGAAAACAAGTTTCTAATTTTCCTGATTTTGATGTATTAAGTGAAAATCCCGAATCAAGTGCTACTATTTTAAAAGAACAATTACATTATGAAGGTTATAAAAATGTAAAAATATTTAAAAAAAAACCAATAGGTGAATATGTTGATGTTCATTATGAAATTATTGTAAATAATGATGTAATAGCATTTATTTATAAACCAACTGCTTGTCACAGTTATAATTTAATAAATATTAATGGACAAAAAATAAAAGTAGCATCAATAGATACTATATTAAGTTTTTATTTAATATTTATATATGCAAATAGACCATATTATGATGAAAATAGATTATTATGCATTGCTGAATATTTATTTAAAGTCCAATTAAAAAATCGTCTGCAACAAAAAGGGTTATTACGAAGATTTAGTGTATTATGCTATGGCAAGCAAAAAACACTAGAGGATATGAGAGAAGAAAAAGCAAAATTATATGCAAAAATTAGAAAAAATGAAGTATTACGCAATTCAAAATTATATAATATTAATTTTTTTAGATACATACCGAAAGAAGATTATAAAATAACAAGTAAATCAAAGAAAAATATGAAATATAATAGTAAACATACAAAGAAACAAAAAAACTATTAAATTTTATAAAATATACATTTTCCGTGTTTTATTGTTTTTGCCAAGTTATATTTTTTACATACAACTTTTCTAGATTTTAATTTAATTAAATTAAAATTAGTATATATTTTATTGCTTAATTTTTTATTATTATAACTAACATTAACATAATTAACAAAAGGTAAAAATAGTTTTGTATTGTCTATTTCTGGATGTCCTTGATATCCAAAAAATGGGTATTTTTTGTGCTTTACTATATCTATAAACTCTTTATTATCTTTATCTAAACTAGTAGCAATAATTTCATAATTTTTTATTTTATCTTTTTGATGTAATGCTAATTTATTATTATGTGTTAATTTTTTAGTTTTATTAAAATTCTTTTTAAATAATTTTCCCAATTTGCTATTTTTAAATTTTGGTATTGTTTTATATTCATTATATGCTTCTACATTTGTAAAAGTATTTTTAATATTTTTATTTGTTAAATTATATTTTTTTTCAATTAAAATCATATTTTCATAACCATGACATATTGCTAATATTGGTATTATAATATTAGCATTAGCAAATAATTTGATTTTTTTAACTATATATTTTTGTATTGAAAAATGTTGCTTTATAAATTTGTTGTCATATAAATTACCTACTTGGCTTCCTGGAAATAATAAACCATCTAAGCGAGGTAATATTTTATTTAATTCAAATTTTGTAATAGTATATGGTATTATAATATAATCGATTGAATTTTGCACTAAAAAAGTTATTAAATTTTCTTTTAAAAATATTTCATTTGAAATATTATTTTTTATATAAGGTGTTGCTAAAATACCTACTAAAGGTTTGATTCTAATCATATTATTATTAGTAAATATATTTACATACTAAAACGAAAAATTTGTTACTTTTTGCTATGTAGTGTTTACAAATTATTGGTAAAAAATTATTAGTTAAATGTAATTAATTCATAACCTTTATGGAAACAACTTTTACTTAAGTTATAAAATATATAAAGTATAACATTTTTATATATTTTAAAAATCTTTATATTAATTTTTATTGAATAACATTTACATTCTGGGGAAACCAACCAAGTTAGCACCAATACCAAAACCAGCACCAGATCTAGCACTTACACCCATTGTAGGAATAAAAGTATCTAATATAGAGAATGTTGCAGCAGCCATTAAAGCAATAATAGCAATTTCTTCCACTTTCAATGGTTTTTGTGGAATGACAAAAGCAACAATTGCAACCATCAAACCTTCAATTAAATATTTTACAGCTCTTTTTACTAATTCACCCATACTGAAATTCATTTTGTTTTATAATAATACTCAAGAAAAAAATTATATTTATACACAATTTTATATATTTTTTAATTAATTATAAATATATAAATTTTTACCTAAATATATAAATTAAAATTTAACATATTTAATTATTAACAGTTTGTTAAATTTTAATTAAAGTTTGTTAAATTTTAATTAAATATGTTAAATTATAATTATAATTATTTAATATAATCTTTAAATAAAATACTTAAAATTATATTAAAATACTATTTTATAAAATGTTTAATAAAAAATCTTCTAAATCTAAAGACAAAGATAAATCTAAAGACAAAGATAAATCGGTAAACGACCTAGAAAAAGCAAAATATGTAGATCTATTAGATGAAGATAAACCTTTAAGTGGTCAAAAATATGTGTGTCTAAGTTTTATCTCTCCTGAAGACCATATTAAAAATAAAGAATTATTTTATTTTGAAAAATTTCTAAAGAACTTTGAGTTTAAAAAAACTTTTGAAAAATACACACAATTTTTAAATTTTTTAGCATACAAATACAATTTAGATTTCAATAAATTAAGCAAAGATATGGAGGAGTTTGTAGAAGAAGAAAGAGAGAATCTATTTTTAACTACTTTAGATGATGAATATAAAACATTTATTGATGCTAAAGAAGAACAATTACAAAAAGAATATAATGAACTACATGAATTTCAAACAAACACAAGAGGTATTAAAGTGCGAGGGGTATTTGGTTCACAAGAAGAAGCAGAAATGAGATGCAAGATGTTAAGAGAACTAGATGTAAATCATGATGTTTATGTAGGAGCAGTTGGTATGTGGATGCCTTTTCATCCAGAAGCATATAAAACAGGACGCGTTGAATATTTAGAAAAAGATTTAAATGAACTTATGAGTCATAAGAAGAAAAATGATGAAATTTCTAAAGAGCAATTTAAAGAACGTGTAAAAGAAAGTAAAAAGAAAGCAATTCAAGAAAATATTGCTAAAGCTCAAAAAGAAGGCAATAAGTTAATGCAAACAATAGATGAAGAGGGCAATTTAATAAATGCGGATAGAATGGATGTTCCTGGTAAAAACTTGCTTTTTGGTGACAAGGAAGATGATGATGTATCTACTGCTGATTTGCGTAAAGAATTATTTGAAGCCGAAGATATTATTGTAGGAAGAAAGAAAGATAATGATCATGGTTTAGGGGAACTATTAGAAAGACAAAAAGAACGTGCAGAAAAAACAACGACACAAGAAAAATTAGAGTCTATTTCTGAAACTCCTAAAAATATTGACTAATTAAAAGAAAATACAACTATTATTAATATTTATAATATTTATTGAAAAATATTATAAATTAATTATTACCATTTTGTTTTGCGTACATTAATCTTTGGTCCTTTTTTCTTATCTCTTATATTTGGGTCATACATTTCTTCTTCATTATCAGAGTCTAAATTTTTACTAATTTCCCAAAATTCTTTTGAACCTAATTTAAACGTTTTATGATGGTCTGCTTTATACCAAAAAATTTGGTCTTGTAATTTATTGGATTTTGCATTATTATTTATTACTAAACATTCAAAATTTTCTGTACATTGATCCATAACTTGACAAAAACTTTCAAATGTTGGAAACATACCAGCATAATTTTCATAAATTCTTCGTCTATTTGCTATATATGGTTCACGTAAAATAAAAACATAATCAATATTTGTACGTAAATTTGGAGGAATACCTAAAGGATATTGCATAGTAATAACAAGCATTATTTTCCAATGACGCCCATTCATAAATAATAATCTCATCATTTTATCTTTAGTCCAAGTTGCATCAAACAAACAGTCATCCAAAATAACAAATGCCCTAGGGTCTATATTAGATTTTTTATAAACCTCTACTTCTTTTCTTATTTGTTTCATGACCGTTCTTTGTCGCTTTAAAATATTTTCTATAATAGCAGTATTGTATTCATCGTGAATAAAAAGTTTGGGAACATGTTCAGCATAAAAACCATTACCTGCTTCAGTTCCACTAATAACAGTTCCTATTGGTATATCTTGATGATAATAAAGAAGATCTCTAACTAAATAAGATTTACCTGTATCACGACGACCAATTAAAACAATTACAGGACCTTTGTTTTCATCTGGTCTAAAACTAATAGTTTTAATATCAAATTTTTTTAATTCTAATGTCATTATTGTTTATTAATAATATTATATAATCTAAGATTTAAACTAAATATTATTTAAACTAAATAATCTATTTAGTAATATTTAGTAATATTTACTAATATTTAGTAATATTTACTAATATTTACTAATATTTAAAAATATTATTTGTGTTATAAATAGAAAAAATAAGTATTTTTAATTTATTAAATGGAATTAAACTATAGAAAAAACAATAACAAGCAACTTTTTGAAACAATTAGCAATAATAATTTTTTAGATATAACAGATGTCCAAAATTATTTTCCATTGTATAATAATTATTTTGATTTAAATAGCAACAATTACAATGCTATTAACTTAAATAATAGCTATAAATTAGAAAATATATTAGAAAAAATTAATTATAACAAATTTACAGGCGAAATATGTGATATATGTAATAATAAATGTAACAAAAACATTTTTATAAAGTTTAGTCCATTAATAGATCCAATTAAATATATGTTAGGTAAATATGATAATAGCTATAATATTTTAGAATTACCTAAATTTTATAGCAATGATCATATAAATAGTAATAGCGAATATCATAAAAAGTATAAAAAAATATTGGATCCAAATAACTCAGCATATATTGATGGTTTTTTTTCTTTTTTATCTAGTTGCTTATTGAATAATTATAGTTTTTATAATGGATTAAATTATTATGGTGCATTTTTAGGAATAAAAAATAGTTTTAAAGTTAATATTTCTGAAGATTTAGAATTTTTAAATGAATCAGACCATTTTCATAAATATAGAGATAATTTATTTAAGGTTGAAGCAAGCGAAAAAATGAAAAATCTATTTTGCAAAACTAATAAATATAAAAAAACATTATTAATAAATGATAATAAAACTAATGATATAACAAATGACCTAAACATAGAAGACTTAAATAGTGTCGACTTAAACAGTGTCGATTTAAATAGTGTCGACTTAGATTGTATTGATTTAAATAGTATTGATTTAAATAGTGTACAACAAAGTTGCTTAGAAACCAAATCTTTAATACAAGAAGAATTAGAATTAACATATGAAAACCTAGATATTTTAGATAAATCATCTACTAAATCAAGTAATTATAATACAAGCAAAAATGAAACAACTAATTCAGAGTCATGCTCTTCTAGGTCATCAAATACAGAATCATTAGACTCAAATAAAACTGAATCTGATGAATCAAGTAGCGAAGAAAGTTATGATGATGATGAAGAAATATTTTGCTCAATAGATAAATTTCCAGTTAAAATTATAGTATTAGAATGTTGTGAAAATACATTAGATTCTTATATTTCAAGTAAAAAAATTAAAGATGATGAATGGGAGTCTATTGTTTTACAAATATTATTTACACTAATTACATATCAAAAAGTATTTCATTTT